GTTGGCGCATAGTTGGTGAACACAGGGTGGTTCACATCACCTAACACGGGGTGTCGGCATAGTCACAGGGTGGGGGGATGCCATTGTTTCGACGGGGGGATGCGGGGGGATGCCATAGTGCCAAATCGGGCAGGTTGATAGATGTGTCAGGGTGTCCGGCGGCGCGGTAATCCATGTTATGGCGGGGCGATTGATAGATGTGTCAGCCTGTGGACAAGTCTGTGGACAAGCTGTGGATAAGTCCCGGCCAGCCTGTGGATAAGCCTGTGGATAACTCTCTTAGCGGCGGGTCGCATTTCTCTAAGAGAGGCACTCGCAGAGTGCTCTCTTGCCCCTCTCGACGCGCACCAAAATGCGCCGATTCCGGGTATATCTTGATAGTTTGGGTCCCATCCAATTCCAGTCACGGAGGGAAGGCAGTAGTTCGGCTGAAAAAGAGGTCGAGGAGGTCAGAAAGAGGCGGGATCGTCCTTCTTTTGGGGTCAGAACGTATTAGATAGCTGACATTCAGTATAATTCCCCGAGAGAACCCCTAAGTACAGCCAGAATCAGCCCGAATCAGGCGAAATCCCTATTAGTTTCACTGATTTATATAAATACATATATATATATGATTATGTATAAGAATATAGGTGGGGATCTACTTGACAGTGGGTAAATGGGAAAAGGAGGACGAGGAGGTGGGGTCTCGATGTCCCATTTCTGGGGGGCTGGCCGTCGGGGGTCCCTGCTGGCTGCCAGAACGGGGCGGGCTGGGGGCAGGGGCAGGAGCGCTCGCGCCTCTCGTCCTCCTTTTGGCCGCGATCCCAATGGTGGGGCGGCGAAGTGCCCGTCCTCCTTTTGACATCGTTGGTCCTCCTCACCTCTTTTTGGGGCTGCTGGCTGGGGTGTTGGGCGATTATCAGGGCTGATCGCTGGTGTTCTGGGGTGTGGTTGTGGTTGGGTGCACGTCCCCCAGCATGTCGCTTGGGCGTGGAATTACGGAGGTTGGTAGTGGCTGAGACGGTGGAACGTATGCCCGAGGGTGGGGCGGGGTCCCAGAGCGGGCAGAAGTACGACTGGGAGCAGTGGCTCGACGGGCAGGTCTGGAAGCTGGTCGAGACCGTGACGCTCCCGGCGATCATGTCGGAGGACGGCAGCGAGCTCGTGGTGCCCGAGCAGGTCATCGAGGGTGACTTCAGCGTCGAGGTCGAGAAGCTGCGGTCGTATGCCCGGAACGCGGGCAAGCGGCGCAGCGTGAAGCGGACGGTGCGGACGAAGACCCAGACCGAGGTGGTCGAGGTCGTGCGGGTGCCTGGTGAGGAGCCGGTGCGGGTGAAGCGGAAGGTGCTGTTCGTGCAGGGCACCGACGTGTCGCCCACGGGTGGTCAGGCGGGTCGCCCGACCGCGGCGCAGGCCCGTGCGGCGCTGGCTGCGGACGAGGATGGTGAGCAGCTCACCCTCCCGGTGGACGACGCCAGCGTGATGGCGGCGCAGGCCGAGCTGGATGCGCTGGCGGCGGATGCCCCGGTGCGGCAGTCGGACATCGTGGAGCCGGAGCCCTCCGAGGACGGCGAGCCGGAGTGGGCCGAGGTGCCGGTGGAGTCGGACCCCGACGACCCCTTCGCCCCGGCGGTCACCGAGCCGTGGCCCGCAACGGACCCGGCTGACGAGGTGGACCCGGTGACCGAGGTCGCCGCAGGCACCGGGGAGGTGTTCACGGAGCGCCCCGTGGCAGGTGACGAGATCCTGAGCGGGGGTGACGTGTGAGGACCATCTACAAGTACCCGGTCCCCATCACGGATCGGTTCACGGTCTCGCTGCCCGGTGCGTTCAAGGTGCTGCACGTCGAGGTGCAGGACGGCATGTCCTTCATGTGGGTCGAGGTGGACCCCGAGATGCCGGAGGCGGAGCACGACTTCGCCGTGGTCGGGACCGGGCACCCCGTGCCCACCGCCCACTCGGACGCCGTGGGTGGCCCGGTCATCTGTGCCGAGCACCTCAAGACGTGGCAGGCGCCGCCGTTCGTGTGGCACCTCTACCGGGTGTTCCCCCTGTGACCGCGCCGTCGGAGGATGAGCAGAACCAGAGGATCATCGCAGCGATGTTCCCGACCCGCTTCGAGCAGTTCCTCTCGGACATGAAGGCGTCCCTGTGGGAGCTGGCCGAGGATCTGGTCGGGAAGGGGCACTTCCGGCTGGCCCGTGTGGTCGACTTCGTGGGCGACGTGCACGACTCACTGGAGATCAAGCTCCAGCACCGTCGGGTTCGCCGTGGCCGCTGGGAGGCCGGGGTGCCGGACAACCTGATGGGCAGGAAGCGATGAGCGACCCCGACCTCTGGGAGAGCGTGCTGACGGGGGGTGCCGTGGAAGCGGCGCCCCCCGCTCTGCCCCAGAAAGAAGAAGAAGAAGCCCCAGAAATGGCGCCTCGGGCGGCTGCGCCGCCGCAGACGCCTGAGCCTCCTCTGTGGGAGCCGTTCCACTTCAAGAACGACACCGACATCTCGGACCTGACCGACGAGCAGATCGAGGAGTGCTTCGCCCTCGATGCGCCGCCGTGGCTCGCTATGGGGGCTGATCTGCCACCAACTGCCGAGAACATCGCCCGTCTGGGCAAGGCTTTCGTCGGCAAGCGGAACCCTGTGCCGATCCGGCGACCGGGGAAGGAGTGGCACGCCGAGCATCGTGACCTCACGAAGGAGGACTTCGTTCGGCACCTGACCGGCAAGTGGCTGCTCGGGGCGTACCTGCTGGACGAGAACGACATGACCGGGGTGGCCGTGTGCGACATCGACGCCGAGGGGGACCTCAAGGAAGGTCTTCTCGCCGGTCGGTACTACCCCTACCTCGATCTGGCCCACTGGTCACGCGTCGTAGGTGCCGCTCTCAGCGTCGCGCTGGCGTCGGGCGTCCATGTGACCCTGACCGGCGGAAAGGGCGCCCACGCCACCTGTGTGCTGCCTGAGCGGGCACCAGCGGCCATCATCCGGCGCCAACTGCACTGGATGTGCGTCGACATGGGCCTCAAGCGGTCTGGATTGCAGTGGGCGCACCAGTCGGGTGACTTCTTCGTGGAGTGCTTCCCGAAGCAGGACGAGGCCGGAAAGGGCCTTGGGAACCTGATCCGGCTGCCCAACGGCACCGACCCGACCACCGGCAGGAAGTGCCTTGTGGTCACTGATGACCCCCCAGCGGTGACAGAGGACACCACGGTCCAGCCGATGTATCGTGTGAACCCCATCGGGGCCGCTGAACACTCACGTCGGGCTGTTCAGGTGGCGCTGGACGACGGTGGTCCTCTCGACTGGCTCGAAGGTCATCTGGGCGAGCGATACGACAAGAGCTTCCACAGTCGGTGTGCGGCGCTCCTAACAAGCGAGGTACACCAGATGCGGAACGCAGTAGGACAGGCAATCCACATGGCGGGCTGGGCGAACATGGGGCTGGCGACCGGGCTGCTCTCCGAGCTGGAGATGACCGGCCTGTAACGGCAAGACAACGACACCATCCATCACTCGAAGAACAGAGATAGTTGATGACAGACACGCCATCCCCAGAATGGGACCCGGAGCTGATCCCAGATCTCGGCCCAGACGTGCACACGGACTGGCCGGACCTCACGGGCTACATCAAGGCAACCGCCTCCATCAGGACCGTTTACACGACCTTCGTTCCGAAGGCGGGCGGGATCGGGAGGCCGGTCAGCGGGGGCAAGGAGACCTTCATCCGGTGCCCGTCGCCGTCGCACGTCGACAAGCGGCCGTCGGCATGGATGCAGGAGGGCGAGGGCCTCTGGTACTGCGCCGCCTGTGCTGTGGGGGGCGACGTGTTCGACCTCGCCGCACACGCCACAGGACACCGTGTTCCTGACTACAAGTCCAACGCGGTCGAGTTCGGTGAGGTGGTCAACGAAGTCGCTGAGCGGCTCGGCATGACCGAGGAAGCAGCGCGGGCCGCTGGATACACAAGGGAATCACGTCCTCCGGAGGAAGCAGATGTCGTCAGTGGGTGGCCCGAAGACTTCACCGAAGATGAAGTGGCCTACGCTCAGAGGCTCTACGAGTCATGGGACGACTCAGGTGTGCCGAACGCCAAGGACTTGGCCGTGCACGATGTCGTGGCCCGACGCGAAATCGCTGGACGGGATGCTGAAGTCAAAGAACTGGCCGGACCCGAGCTAGACGAGGGTCTCAGTAGGGAAATGGACATCGAGCTCTCGAAGATGGCACCAACGGTGTCGTCGGAGATGAGCACCTCGTACCACGATGCGGTCGAGAAGGGCCTCCTGACAGAGATCGGCATGGACCCGGAGTCCCATCCGATCCCGTGGCAGGACATCATCCCGCCGGACACCCCGCTCTACCGGATGTTCAAGGCAGCCTGCGTGACCGACATCCCCGACGAGTTCGTGGTGTGGTCGATCTACACGGCGCTGGGGTCCATGATCGGGCGGCGGGTGGAGCTGATCGACAGCGTGAAGCCCGTCGACCCTGCGTTCTGGACCGTGCTGTCGGGTTCGACCGGCACTCAGAAGTCCACGATCGCCACCGAGATGGATCGAATCCTCTCGCACGTCGCCCCGGTGTCCGGCTCCGAGGGAACGAAGATCGTGGGGACCCCAGCATCAGGCGAACGGTTCATGGAGATGCTCCGTCGTGACGAGGTGCTCGGCATCGGCGTGACCACAGAGGTGGCCGAGTGTCCCAACTCGGCCAGCTTCATGAACATTGACGAGTTCTCACTGCTGGCGAGTTCGATGGCCCGTGCTGGCAGCACGCTCGGCTCCCACATGCTCCAGACCTACGGCTGTCGGCGCGATCAGGTGCTGCGTCCCACCGAGGCGATGGGGCGTGTCTCGTTCCCTGTGACCGGGCCGATGCTCAGCATCCTGACCACGACCCAGCCCAACCGCATCGCCACGATGCTGGACCGCTACGACGTGGCGTCGGGGTTCATGAACAGATTCCTGTTCGCCAGCGGGGCGCCACGGCGGCTCTGCACGCCGATGATGGGGTTCGGTCCCGACTGGGCAGCAGTGCAGGACGAGTTCCAGCTCATCCAGAACCGCCTCAACTGCGCCGACGTGTTCATCCCGATGCACGACAAGGCTTTCGTGGACAAGCCGTGGAAGCTGTCTCCCGACTCGGGCGGGCTGATCCGTCTGCGCGAGTGGATCATCGAGCAGAACGCGATCATGAAGGAGATCGAAACTGACTCCATGATCGTGGACATGCTGGCCCGTCGTGACCTGATCATGAAGAAGCTCGTGTTGATGATGGCGGTCAACCGCATCGTTGGGGCGGGCATGGAGAAGGTCGGGAAGAACTGGACCGAGGCCGACGTGGAAGCGGCGATCGGGCACTGGGACAACCTCCACCACGGCTGGCTGACCGCAGCAGAGCGGGTCTTCAGTACCGAGTACTCGGAACTTGAGTCATGGCTTCTTGCAACCCTTGAGAAGGTTGGCTCCGAATACGGCATGGCCCAGAACGCGCTGCGTGGACTGCTTCCGAAGTCGATGCGTGTCCCGGCGAAGGACTTCAACATGATGATTGCTGCGCTGGCAGCCAGCGGGGCACTCCGGCAGGTGGATCTCCGAAAGGTCGGATCAAAGAAGTCCACCAAGTGGCTCTATCCCAACGAGATGAGCACCCCGGACCTGCCGGAGGGCTACGAGCCTGCGCCGTGATTATCAGTTGCCCCTGACCCCCTTGCGGGGTATGGTGGTACGGTCATCTTGAGTGACATGGGTCGTCGTTGTCCCAGCCAGCAGCAGCGCCACGAAGGGGGATCTGGGGTCCTCCGAGGTGGCGCTGTTGCGCGTCTGGGGTATCGTCGCCACCGTGAGCTGGCCGGAGCTGTACGTCGAGAACTGGAAAGAAGTTGCACCCACGATGCAACTGCTCGGCATCAAGGGCGGGCACCAACTGGTCGGCAACCCCGGAACGGCGGCACAGATCGCTGACGACGGCAAGCTCCTGATCGAGACCGGAAGGTTCATCGAAGAGTGGAGCGTCGAGGGCAGACTCGGAGTTCACCTGATCTGGGACTTCAACGTCGACATGATGGAAGCCCTGCTCCAGATGATGTCGGTCGACTCGGTGCTCTATGACGATCTGACGCCCGCCGACCGCAAGTACATTGAGGCCAACTTCGTCCCCGGCCAGCGGCGCATGGTCGCCGTGGTCTGTCCACCGGCACGGACTGCCGCCTCCTTCTGGAACACCCTTGACAGAGCCGTGAAGATGGACGAGGGATCGTGCGACCTTCACTACATGGCACGCAATCGGCGGAACTCCAACATGCTGCCGACCCAGTTCGGGAAGATGTTCAGTGGGCTGTTCGGTTCGGTGTCGATGCTGCCGAACGGCAAGACAATCACGATACCCAACGGCGGATCGTGTCAGACGGAGAAGGCATGGGATCGCCCCGGCATCAACGAGTGGCTGCACGTCGTTGGCTTCGAGCTGGAGGACGTGTGCCTCAGTGGGCCGGTCGGGGTCAGGAACCGCAGGGCTCTCTCGCTGGCAAGCGCACTGTGGGCAAGCCGCAACTGGAACGACGGTATTTCAAGACTTGAAAAGCCCGACGACGACCCTGACTGGGCCGTCAAGGTCGCAGAGGTCGGGGCAGCGCCAGAGCTACTCAAGATGCTGCCCGCGACGAAGATCGCACTTCGGAAGAAGGGTGGGGCTTCACCTACTCCTGCATCTGGTGACATGATTGCCTGCAACGCTTGCAGCTTGTTCGACCAGTGCCGACTGGCGAGGGTAGGCGCCATCTGCACGCTTCGGGAGTCTGACATGGGTGAGTTGGCCGAGTTCTTCAAGACAAGGGACGCACAGAGGGTCATCGAGGGCTTGGGTCACTTGCTGGGCAAGCAGGCGGATCGGGTCGAGGCGGTCATGGCGGATGAGGCCAGAGCTGACCCCGAGGAAGCTGCTGCTCTGCGTGACGACGTGACCAAGATGATCCACGGCCTGTTCGACCGTGGTGCGAAGCTGGCGATGCTGAACGACCCACGCCTGAAGGGTGGGCCACAGGTGCAGGTCTCGCTGACGAACAACGCCGTGGGGCAGATCACGCAGGGCAGCCCCCAGCAGTTGGCAGCGGGTGTCGTGGCCGAACTGGAGGCCCGTGGGGTGCGACGCGAGGACATCACGCCCGAGCTGATCGCCCGCGAGCTGGGCGAGGGTGTGGAGGACATCGAGGACGCCGTGGTGGTCCCCTACGACCCGATCGTCGGCAGCCGCCCGGAGGCTCCGTGAGCATGGGCGGCGCTGCCGTCATGAGGACGGCAGCGAAGGAGATAGCATGGCTGGCAGCGAATCCTGACTTCTCGGAGCGGCCAGCTTCCATCAGGGAGTTCGTCGGCCCGCACTACCTGAACATCGCCAAGGGTGTGCGCCCCGAGGTGCTGCGGGTGCTGGTCGAGATCTTCGGTGAGGAGCCGAACAACTTCAAGCTGTCGAAGTACCGGCAGGCCATCGCTACGGGAGGCATCGGCTGGGGCAAGTCGACCGTCGCTTCGATCGCCCTGTGCTACATGGTGCACTGGCTGCTCTGCCTCCGAGACCCGCAGGACTTCTTCAACCTTCTGCCGGGATCACGCATCGCCGCGATGATGATGTCGACCTCCGAGCGTCAGGCACGTCAGGTCATCTTCTCGGACATCAAGGCCCGCATCGACAACAGCCCGTGGTTCAAGGCGAAGTACCCCTACGACCCGAAGTTCAGGAACCAGATCAGGTTCCCCAAGGACATCTGGGTGATTCCCGGTGACTCCGCCGAAACGACCTTCGAGGGTTACAACATCCTCTGTGGAGTCATTGACGAGATCGACTCCCACAAGGTCACCAAGGAGAAGGACTACGCCGAGCAGGGCTTCACCACCATCTACAGCCGTATGACTTCACGGTTCAGGGATCGTGGGTTCGTGTTCTGCGTCGGTCAGACCAAGTATGAGGGCAGCTTCGCCAGCCGCCACTACGAGGAGATGAAGGAGGACCCGGACAGCTACGCCGTGAAGCTGGCGCTCTGGGACTCCATCGGCTGGGAGAACTACCTGCTGCCGGATGGCACGCGGAACAGCTTCTACTACGACATCCGACGCAAGAAGATGATCACCAAGGACATGGGCGACCTGATGGGTGGCACTGCCGAGGGCGAGCATCTGATCGAAGTGCCGAACGCCTTCCGGCGGGACTTCGACAACAACCCAGAGAAGGCCCTTCGAGACCTCGCTGGCATCCCGCCCGCCACGCAGTCACCCTTCATCAGCCTCGACTACAAGGTGGAGGATGCCCGCGAACTGTGGCAGCGGATGGCGATGGGGATGTGGGGCACTGACGAGTGGCCGGTCGACCCCGATGGTCGCATCGAGCGTTGGTTCATGGCGCCGGACAGCGTTCAGAGGGCGTGCCACATCGACATCGGCGTCACGAACGATGCTCTGGGTGTGGCGATCGGCCACACCAGCGGCACCGTGGACGTGAACGGCGAGCAGAAGCCGCTCATCTTCATCGACATGGTGTACCGGATCGTCGCTCCACCTGGCGGGCAGATCGAGCTGTCGATGGTGCGCCAGCTCCTCTATCGACTTCGGGACGACCTGAACTTCCGCTTCAAGATGGTCACGCTCGACTCGTACCAGAGCACTGACATGATGCAGCAGCTCCGTCGGGCGCACTTCAAGAGTGACCTGCTGTCGGTGGACAAGAGCATCGTGCCTTACTACGATCTTCGTGAGGCCCTCTACGAGAACCGCTTGGCCCTGCCGACCGTGCTGTCGAGGCTTCGCCCCAGTGACCCGCCGATCGACGTGCTCCGCAAGGAGCTGGTGGAGTTGCAGGATCTGGGGTTGAAGATCGACCACCCCCCGAGCGGGTCAAAGGATCTCGCTGATGCCGTGGCCGGGGTGTGCCACATGCTGATGTCCCGTGGCCGCAGGGGCAGTCAGGTGGGGCAGAGCGGTCCTGTCCTGATCCCCAGCGATCGGGGTACCGTGAGCAGTGGCAGCTACCACAGAGCCGTGAGAGCGGACGCGGCGGCAGTCACTCCTGTACCGTGGCACCCGACGGTACGCCGAGGAGGCCGCTGAGAATGGACGACACCGGAGCGATCTCACTCTTCAAGAAGGGTGAGCAGCCCAAGACGGGACCCCGCTACGGCGCATGGGAGAACAGGCCCGACATCGTGCGCGGGCAGTTGCCCGGTGGGCAGATGATGGCCTTCGACCTGAGTCAGCTCAACCTGAACGACTTCGAAGCGATGCGGTACCACCCGCAGATCAACTCCTCGCTGTCGGTGCTGACCTTCATGATCCACCAGTGTGACTGGCGCATCGAGTGCGAGGATCGGCGGATCGCTGAGATGGTGGAGGAGAACCTCCGAACGATGTGGACCCGGTTGGTCCGGGCCATGTCGCAGGCGTTCTGGGCGGGCTACAGCCCGTCGGTGCTGGAGTACGAGAACGATCCACAGGGTCGCTACACCATCATCAACAAGATCAAGGATCTCTCGCCCCACGAGTGCGAGGTCAACTGGAAGAAGACCACACGCTCGGTGGATGGCCGGGAGCGGCACTTCTACAGCTACGACGGCATCCAGCAGTACGGGTGGGGCACCATCCCGGCGATGAACACCTTCTGGTACCCGATCCTGATGGAGAACGGTGACCACGGTGGCCGCAAGCTCCTGAAGTCGGCCTTCATGCCGTGGTACTTCAGCCAGCTCATGCACATCTACACCAACCGCTACTACGAGCGGTTCGGTGAGCCACTGCCCATCGGTCGTGCCCCCTTCGAGGACGAGATCGTGGAGCCGGACGGCACCCGCCACACCGGCAAGCAGATCATGGAGGACGTGATCGCTGGCATCCGCAGCCGGTCTGCCGTCGTACTCCCGTCGGACAAGAACGGCGACGTGAACGTGGGCAACAGTGCCTACGACTATGACGTGGAGTACTTGGAGTCGCAGCTCCGTGGCGTCGACTTCGAGCGGTATATGACCCGGCTGGACGAGGAGATGTCGCTGGCGCTGTTCACGCCACTCCTCCTGCTCCGCAACGCCGACGTGGGTTCCCACAACCTCGGCGTCCAGCACGCCCAGACCTACCTCTGGGAGCTCAACGCCATCACGGGCGACATGAAGGAGTACATCGACCGCTTCATCTGCGAGCGGTTGAAGGCCATCAACTTCAGCCCGAACGCTCCCCGCTGCGAGTGGGTCCCCCGCAAGATGGGCAAGGAGTCGGTCGAGACCACCCGTGCCATCATCACGGAGCTGATCCGCAGCGACAAGGCCAGCGTCGATCTGGAGGAGCTGGGCGTCCATCTGGGCATGACGGTGAAGCAAGTCCGTCAGGTGGTCGAGGACAACCCCGACGCCGCAGGCGACACCGCCGACACCACTGACCCCGACACCCCGGAGGTCGACACCCGGCAGCGCACCGAACGCGACCGAAGCAACGCCAGCACTCGCACAGCGGGTCGTGACCGTGTTCCCGGCACTCGCACGGTCACGGCCCGCGTGCGTTCACAGGCGGCGCTGTCGTGGGAGTCCGGCGTGGTCGACATCGCCCCGCTGAACAAGTTCGAGCGGTCGACCCTGCACCATCTGGCCGACCCCATCGACAACATCATCGGTGCCCTGACCGGGTTGCCGGTGTCCGAGTTCGACACGGTGGACGACCTGATGGCCGTCTTCAGCGGAAGCTTGGATCGTGCGGAACGGGCATCTTGATGCTCGGTGTTCCTGCACCCATCGACCGCTACTAGCGGTCTGCGGTCGCACTCCCGACGGCAAAGGCTTCGTCCACATCAAGGCGTGGAAGGGCAAGCGACTGCTGACCGAGGCTGTCGTCACGTCGGGCGAGGTGTCGATTCGCTGTCGCGAGTGCGGCAAGTGGCACACCATCAAGGTGGTGTACGGAGCCAACCCTGAGCAGCTCAGGAACTCTCCCCCCGAAGAAGGAATCGTTCGGGTACTGGAAGAGTCAGCTCAGGGCAGGTAGCTTCAACGCCCATGCCCGGAGTGGACTACCTCCTTCCCCAAGATGAAGTCGTGTCACGGCGCCTGCCGGTGACGCAGACCGCTCGTGGGACGAACATCGTGCACGGGAAGAAGATCTTCCGTGCGGGCACGTTCAAGGACTCCAAGGGCGTCCTGCACACATGGACGATCGAGCAGCTCGACGCCGTGGTGGCGAACTTCAACCACCTCCGTGCGAACGACCTTCTGGCCGGTGTGCCCGTCCGTGTCGACCACACGTTCAGCGCCCGCGACGTGGTGGGCTGGGTCAGCGACCTGAAGCGTGAGGGCGAGTTCCTGCTCGGTGACCTCCACTTCACCGAGTCGAGCGCGTTCAGCAAGTGGGACAACGGCACCTTCGAGCCGGTCTCCTCTGAGCTGGCCCCCTACGAGACCAACGACGGGGACATCTACTACCCGACCCTGATCGGGGTCGCCTTCGTGGACATTCCCGCAGTCGAGGGACTGTACCGGGCATCCGGTGTCACCAACGAGAAGGTCACAGCAGTGTTCGTGAATCCCTCGATGCTGGACTCCAAGTCCGATCGCGAGCAGTCTGTGGCTCTGGAGGATCACATGCCAACGATCGTTTCTGCCAAGACCAGCACCGGCACCCCGGATCTGGCGAACATGACCACAGCCGACCTCGCCGCCACGTTCACGGCCAAGAAGGCGCCCGCCGCTGCGGCGCCCGCTGCCGTCGTCGTCGTGGAAGAGGCTCCCGCAGCCGAGGCCCCAGCCGAGGTGGAGGCACCGGCAGAGGCACCCGCCGAGGCTGGGGCCGCGGATGGGGCACCGGCAGCTCCGGCAGCCGAGTCCCCCACCCCGAAGGCGCCCGTCGCCGTCGACCCCCCCGCTCCCGCAGCGGTGGAGGGTGACCCGACCGAGCCGCCCACGCCTCCGGCGCCCGTCGCCGTCGATCCCCCCGCTGCCGTCGTGGCGCCGGAGGGCGAGCCGACCCCCGTGACCGAGCCTCGTGACCCCGCCGTCCACGGTGCAGCGCCGTCGGTGCTGACCTTCCGTGTGGGCGGGGTGCCCATCACCGATCCGGCGCTGGTGCAGGCCCACATCGACTCGCTGGAAGCCTTCCAGTCGAGCACGGTGCACGGCCAGCGCAAGGAGTTCGTCGCCGGTCTGGTCCGCGAGAACAAGATCCTCGCCGGTCAGGCCGAGTCGATGACCGAGCTGGCGCTCAGCATGGACGCCTCCCAGTACGCCAAGTTCACGGCGTCCTACGAGGTGGCCGGAGCCAACCCCCTGATGGCGACCCACGGTCGCACGGGTGGCGAGGCAGCACCCGTCGCCGGAGGCAAGTCGATCGAGGCTCTGCGCGACGAGCTGGCAGTCCACAGCGCGATCGTGGACCGCCACCGGATGACCGGCAAGACCCCGGAATGGATCGAGCAGACCGCATCGTTCCGCCGTTTCACCGAACTCAACACCCAGCTCAACGGCTGAGTAGGAGGAAGAGACCACAATGCCCAGCTTCAGCACCGCCAACACGGCTCGCACGCCGTTCGGCAAGAACCAGTACCTGCGGTCCACCCGTGGTCTCGGGTTCGAGTCCTACACGCTGGCCGACGGCACCGTGCCCGAGGTCACCATCGACGGCTTCACGGAGAAGTACCTCCAGCCCGGAACCGTCATGGCCCGCATCACCTCCGGTGGCGACACCGGCAAGATCGGCCCCTACGAGCCGGGTGCAGCCAGCTCCGAGCTGGTGACCATCGCCCGCACCGGCACCGTCTCCGGCGGCACTTTCACGCTGAGCGTGGGCGGTGAGACCACCGCAGCCATCGCCTACAACGCCACGGCCGCGGCGATCCAGACCGCGCTGGAGCTGCTCGACACCGTGTCGGCAGGCGAGGTGGTCGCCTCCGGTGGCCCCGCCGGGGTCGCTGACGTGGTGCTGACGTGGGCGGGTCGCGGCGACATGCCGAACATCACCCTCGCCACCGGCTCGCTGACCGGCGGCGGTTCCTACGCCGCCACCGTCACCCCCGGCACCGAGGGCGGCACCGGAGCTGCCTCCGACGGTCGCCAGTCCACCGCCAACATCGTCGGCGTGCTGGAGACCTTCCTGCCGTGGCAGACCAAGTACCGGGATGTCGAGGTCAGCGTCCTGTACCGGGGCGCCGTCGTGCAGGCATGGTGCTTCGAGATGGGCGCATCCGATGCGTTCGTCGCCCTGACCGACGCCACCCGCGACGCCATCAAGGCCGACCCCGGCCTGTCCATCACGTTCCACTGATCGTCGCCTGACGATCCGCACTCTCAGACCGAGAAGAAGGAGTCACCCAGATGCCCGCCGAACTGTCACAGGACCGGCTCGTCCGCAAGGAGGTTGCCCTCGGCACCCTCCGCGAGATGACGCCACCCGACACCCACATCGGTCTGTCGATCGCTCCGTTCCTCGATGTGGCGTCCGATGACGTCATCTTCGACTACACGAAGCCGCTGACCGAGGGCCTCGCCCCCGCACGCGCCGAGGACGCCGAGTCCGAGCTGGCACAGAAGGACAACTTCTTCGGTGGCACCGCACGGGCGAGCATCATCGACTGGGCGGTGAAGGACCACTACACCGCCTCCGACGTGACCCGCTACCGGGAGACGCTCCTGCTGGCCGGTCAGCTCGGGGTCAACGGCCTGTCCGAGCTGCCCGTGTCGATCGCTGGCAACGTCTCGGAGTTCCAGGCCAAGCTGGCTCGGGACGAGGTGACCCGCCGTCGCAAGATGGACAACCGGATCGAGTGGCTGATCATGACCGCTCTGGAGACGGGTCAGATCGTCTACAACGACGGCAAGATCATGTTCTCGGTCAACTACGGTCGGCCCGCCAACCAGACCGACGAGGCCCCGGCGAACGGGACGTGGGACCTCACCACGTCGGACCCGATCCGCGACATCCTCGCCATGCAGGAGTTCATGTACGACACCTACGGTGTCCGCATGACCCGTGCGGTGACCAGCCGCAAGGTGCTGAACAACCTGCTGAACAGCACGAAGTTCGCCGCCCGCTCCGGTCTCGCCATCCCCGGCTACGGCGTGCCCTCCGGCGGCACCGTCGGCTCCCCCGCAGGCACCCCCGTCGACCCGATGTACCTCATCGACGGCTGGGGTCCCACGGCGGCGCAGGCCATCATCGAGCAGCAGACCGGCTGCGCCTTCAGCGTCTACGACTCGGTGTACCGCACCCGGCCCATCGGGTCGACCACGGTCACGAACAACCGCTTCATGACGGAGAACAAGGTCCTGTTCCTGCCCGACCCGGCCGACGTGGCCGAGCTGGACGACGCCATCGGCTTCGGCAAGACCCTGACCTCGCCGCACCCCGAGGGCAACTGGGGCACCGGCTTCTACGAGTACGAGATCGAGACCCGCGACCCGTGGGGCCTCGACCGTGGCACCGGCATCAAGGCGTTCCCGGTGTTCCCCCACCTCGACCTCACCTACACGATGATCCCGCTGGCCTGATCCAAGGCCGGCAAGCCCGTCGCCATAGCCCCGTGAAGCTCGCCCACGGTGCGACCGGGCCGTGGGCTGCAACCCTGCGAGGGGTCGCAGCCCACGGTCGCTTCTGGAGAAAGGTCACAAGTGAGTCAGATCAAGAGTGGCCTCCGGGCACAGATCGACTGGCCCAATATCGAGGGCGATGGCTGGAGCTGTCGCTTCCAGATCACGCGCAACGGCGTCATCCCGGCCAACTTCACCGGGTACACCTTCGAGGGTCAGGTCCGCAGATTCGCGGACAAGAACTCCGACCTCATCGCCACGATCGCCTTCAACCTCACCGAGGGCAACGGCTGGGTCACCATGACCGCCACCGTGGTCGGCACGCCCGCCGAGGGCGACTACTACTACGACGTGAAGTGGACTCCGCCGGGTGGCACCCGCAAGACGCTGTTCGGGGGGAAGTTCCCGCTCTCCAACTCCGTGAGTACCTGATGGCTGATGACATCTCCATCATCATCCAAGATGAGCCGATCACGCTCTACTTCCCCGATCAGCAGGTCACGCTTGCGCTCTCGCAGGGCACGCCACCGGGGATGGCGAACGCGTCGCACACCCACACCGGCACCCAGGTGTCGATCGACCCGACCGGGTTCAACGGCAACCTCGACGGCACGATCACGAACGCCCAGCTCCTCGCTGCCGCTGTCGACGACCTCGTAGCTGGCGGCGGCGGCGCCGCGTTGTCGGACACGACTCCGCAGGCGTTGGGCACCGCAGCGGCAGGCACTGGTACGGCAGCGGCTCGCGACGACCATGTCCACGCCATGCCCACCGCCGCCGACGTGGGAGCTGATGCTGATGGTGCCGCCCAGGCGGTCGCTGACAGCCTCGGCACCGCCGCCACGAAGGATGCGGGCTCGGCCGGTGGTGTCGCTGAGCTGGACGTCACCGGCAAGGTGCCGTCGGCGCAGCTCCCGTCGTACGTCGATGATGTTGTCGAGGTGGCGAACTTCGCGGCGCTGCCCGGCACGGGCGAGACCGGCAAGATCTATGTCACCGTCGACACGAACGTCACCTACCGGTGGTCGGGATCGGCGTACGTCGAGATCAGCGCATCGCTGGCGCTCGGCGAGACGTCATCGACCGCGTACCGGGGTGACCGCGGTAAGACCGCGTACGACCACTCACAGGTCGTGTCGGGGAACCCGCACGGCACCACCGCAGCCGACGTGGGTGCCGACGCCGCAGGTACCGCGGCCGGGCTGGTTGATGACCTGTCGGGTGTGTCGAACCAGGCGACCGCCCGCACGAACCTCGGACTCGGTACCGCGGCGACGGCGGCGACTGGCGACTTTGCTGCTGCGTCGCACACCCACACCGGCACCCAGGTGACGGTCGATGCGTCGGGGTTCAACGGCAACCTGACCACCAGCGATGACACGGTGCAGGAGATCGCACAGAAGCTCGACGACCTAGTTGGGTCGGTGCCGACGCACACGATCCCGTTCGTCGCAAACGGCTGGTATGCGACGAACGGGCACGCCGGCACGTCGGCGGTCTACGCCACCGGCGCAGCAGGACGCGGGTGCTTCACCCCCGTCTACCTTGAGGCAGGCTCCTACGACCGGCTCGCACTGCAGCAGACCGTCGTCGGCACCGCCGTGTGGCGCCTCGCCCTGTACCCGTCGAACG